CCTCTAATTCTTCGTTTAGCTCTCTGTGTTTCCCAACTAATTTACTGATAACAGGTATAAGTAGCGTTGCTCCTGTTAATATTAGCCCAAACGGATTAGTTTTTGCTAAATTTCCTAACATCTTAAAAGCTAAATTAAAACCTTTTAGACCTGTAGTTCCAGCAACTATACTCGCTTGCAAATTTACAAAACCAGTCTTTAATACTGTAATCAAAGGTATAATGCCTTTAATCATTTTTAAAAGCTGCGAACCAATTAATAGTGCAGGTCCTAATGCTGCTACTATTCCACCTACAACTACTATTGTCGTTTTTGTGCTATCACTTAATTTACTAAAAAAGCTACTTACACCTTTTAATACATTTGTTAACAAGTCCAAAACAGGTACTAATGCTCCTTTTATTCCTGTGCCTAATTCCATAATAGTACCTTTAGCACTTTCTACAGCTACTTTCCATTTGTACTCTAACGTCTGCTGTGTTTTTTCAAAACCATCTTCTAAATCACCATTAGCAGCTGCTATATCTTTAAATATAGCCTCTACACTCTCAAAATTTTCTCCTACAAGTCCTAAAACACCAGTTAATGAATGAACATTTTTAAATACTTTTGATATACTTCGCTCACCAAATCGATTTATAAGTGCATCTATATCTTGCAAAAAAGGTAGAAAGCCTTCAGTTTTTAAAGTGTTGTATAGTTCATCATAGCTTGTCCCCATCTCTAACAAAGCGTCTTTCCCTTGCTGCGACATATTTAGCATTTCCATCAGCACTCCTCTAATTGCAGTAACTGCTTCTGGCGCGTTCATACCTATTAATGTCAAGCCAGATACAGCTGCTGCTACTTCATCGAATTTTATGCCTAATAGCGAAGCCACTGGCAATACACGTCCTAAAGTTGTCGCTAAATCACTCGCCTCTGCCTTACCATCTTTAACAGCTCTAATTAAGATATCTGTTGCCTTTGCTGCATCTATATTTTCACTCCCATATGCAGTTAATACACTTGTCAACAATTGCGATATATCACTTGCACTGCCAAGCCCTGCTGCTGCTGCCTTCGTTGACTTTTCTAATATATCTATTGCCGCTGCACCTTCAAAGCCAGAGCTTGCTATAAAATAAAAACCTTCTGCTACATCCTTTAAGCTCGTACCTGTCACTCCTGCTATCCTTTTTATATCTCCTTCAAGTGTACTATACGCTTCTTTGCTAACATCTGTCAAGCTAACTATCTGAGTTACTACACTTTCATAGTCTTTATAAAGTTTAAAGCTGCCTGCACCAATAGCTGCAATCGGTGCTGTTAACATTACTGACATCTTTTTACCTACAGTAGCCATCTTGCTCGCAGTCTCTTCTAATCTGCTCTGCATTTTACTTATTCCACGCTCAAACTCAGTCAAGTCAACACCTATCTTTGCTATTAAACCACTAATTTCCATCTTCTTTATCTTTTTTTATGAAACTATTTAAAAAAGCTTCAAACTCTTCATTACTCGCTATCTTATCTAAACTATTTTTACTTTCATCGTCCCAAGGAAATTTTATCTTCGGAATTTCCTTTATGTACGGGTTCTGTGAATACATACTTAAAACATTAAAACGTGCTACTTCATACATATTCCTTACTAAAAAAATTACCTTCTCATTTTCATTTTCTATGTGTTTATCTAATAAAAAAGTGAGCTCACCTATTGTGCATTCTAATATCTCCTCAAAACTCATAAACGGCAAGCTCACTCTAAAAAACATTATCAATTCATTTACATTCTTTATTTCATTTTTTTTTCTGTAGTCTTTTTATCATTATTAGTCTCTGTTAACGCTGTCAAACTTTTTACAGTTATTTCTATAAATTTTAAAAAAATATCATAGTCATCAATTAGCATATCTGTCTTCTCCCATTCTTTCTTTAACTTTACATTAGCTCTTTCACAACCTACTATTATTGCATGTTTAAGCAAAAATGTTAGAGCTTCTATGTAATATGCACCTGGCTTGTCTGTTAATATTATTTGCAACAAATCTTTATCGTATTTTTCATTAAAATCTATGTTAGCTTTGCTTATTACTGAGAGTGTTACTACAACAGGTATCCTCTCATTATTAAAATCTAAAAATTCAACTTCCGGTATCATAATATTATTTTTTATGCGTCCCAATCTATATGCGTGCTATTATCATCAAAATAGAATGCGTCTATTACTTCCATCACTTGATTTAGTTTGTATATCAAAATAAAGCTAATTTGATTTTTCTGATTATTAGTTAAAGCACTATACCCCTGATATGCAGTAGTTGTATCAGCTATGTAAGTAGTGTAATTAGTATCGTCAATATCATCGGGCATAGGCAAATTACTGATTAGCTCTATAACATCTAAAACATTTTGGTTTAATAAATCAACTACAGTTACACCAGCCAATACTGGTTTTTCTGTAATTCGTAAATTGAACGAAATACCTTGTTTACCTTTTATATTCAAATCTCTAGTCAAGTCCATTACATATGCTCTACCAAGCCACTGTTCATTGCCAGGGTAACTAATTCTAAAATATAATAAAGTCTGATTACTTACATATGATAACAATTCATCATAGCCAATTTCATTACTACCATACCCATCTGAAGCTATTGCTGTTACTGCAAAGTTACCTACGCTAAACGTCATTGGCAGTTGCTCCTTCACCATTCCTACTGTTTCAAACGAAGTTATATCTTCGTAGCTTAAAGCAAAATCAGGCCCGTTGCATTCATATGCAAATTTTACTACTTTATAATTAGTACCATCACTACTCAATTCTACCTTTGTACCTTTACCAATTATTCCATAAAGTAAATCCGGTAATACTGAAGGTACTAACGAAACTCCTGTATTCTTTTCAATCTCCCCTGTTAACTGTAATGTTATCTCATATGTCATTACCTCTGTAACTACACACGTAATAGGCATTTGTGAAATATATGCTTTAAAAGTATACTCTTTGTAACCTGTATCTGTCTTAAAAGCAATTAAAAATTCATTCAATGTCTTACTAAACATCAAATTTAAATATTTGTTATATTCACTACCTAAATACTGCATTTCAACTGTAAACTCTCCTGCTGCTATCATTCCAGCCTGAAAACTGTCAAAATCACCAGCTACTCCATACTGCGTTATATCTAACTCATCTGGCGATGCTGACGGATATCCTATATTTCTCGCACCAGCCATGTTTACATAACTGCTGCCTTCTTTGATACATAATCTCGTATCTTTCCCTATTAAAATTTTTGTTGCCATATTTTTTATTGTTTAAAAATTTCTAAATTAAAATTAACCGCAAAACATTTTAGCAAATTGTTATATTCATCTTGAAAGTCATAACTAAATATATCAGTCGTTTGCTCAACCTGTATAAATTGAATATTACCATACGTTGTACCTTCTAACTGTTCTAAATAATTAATTACATTGCTAATTAAATTATAGCTGTCATCATACTTATAATCTCTCGTTGTAATTTGTATAGACGGTCTTCTAAATTTACTACCATCAAATGTAAATTCCGGACTCCTGCCAGCAGAATCAAAAACTACAACACACTTTTGTGGTGTAACAGGCATTATATTTACATATGTATATGTAAATCCTTTGCTAACTAAATAGTCTTTTATAATACCTGCTATACCTGTCATTTGCTATGCTTCTTTAATAATTCTTTAAAATAATTTTCGTTGCTAACTATATGCGTTTCAAAATACTTTGCACCACTGCCAGGTTCTCTAAAACGTCTATTTACAGCCTCGTGCACGTATACAGCATATTCTGCAGCAAAGCCAATAACAGCTGTCGGTTTATTAATAGTATAAGCAATTCTGCACTCACTTTCACACCTGCTAATTAAATTATTGTCTTGCTTTGCACCCCTTCCATCTTTTCTGCCTTTGCTATAAGTAAAAAACATACTATTTCTTAAATTGCCAGTGTCTTTTGGCACTGTAGGAGTAACAGTCATAGCATCTTGCCTAACTTTAGCATAGAATTCAAAAAACACCTTGTCGGTCTCGCCTTTGTAATCTACGAGATATTTATTTATATCTTTTATAGCACTCTCTATGC